CTATTCCCAAGGCGCAGGGTGACAAGCTAGTACGTGAAGGCAAATTAAAAAGGTAAAAATAATGGCAATTGAAAAAAGTTTATATCAGGCACCACAAGGCATAGACGAGGGCATAGATGACGATCTTGCAGGCGCTCTGGAGATAGATATTCTTAACCCAGAAGAAGTTACGTTAAGCGATGGCAGCGTAGAAGTATCGCTCATGCCTGACGTCAAGGAACGTGGAGATAACGAATTCAACGATAACCTAGCTGAAGAGTTAGATAAGGAAGAGTTGGAATATATTTCTCATTCTCTTTTACAGTCAGTTGAGTCCGATGTACATAGCCGCAAAGAGTGGGCAGATACCTACGTTGACGGGCTTGACATACTCGGGTTTAAGTACGAAGAACGTACAGAGCCGTGGGAAAACGCCTGTGGTGTGTACTCTACGGTACTTGCTGAAGCAGCTATCCGGTTTCAAGCCGAAGCTATGTCTGAGACGTTTCCTGCCGCTGGCCCCGTTAAGACTAAGGTTCTGGGCCTAGAAGATAAAGATAAATTGGAAGCAGCAGAACGCGTGCGCGCTGACATGAACTACGAACTTACCGAGAACATGGTTGAGTATCGTCCAGAGCACGAGCGCCTCTTATACTCTTTAGGTCTATCAGGCTCTGCTTTTAAGAAGGTTTACTACGAACCGACTATGGGTCGTCCATGCGCTACATATATACCCGCTGAAGATGTAATCGTGCCTTATGGTGCGTCTACTATAGAGACTGCCGAGCGTGTTACTCATGTAATGCGTAAAACTAAAAATGAAATGAGAAAGCTGCAAGCTACGGGGTTTTACTTAGACATCGAGTTAGGGGAGCCAGCACCGTTTAGTACCGACATCGAAGAACGTAAGGCAGAAGAAGGTGGCTACTCAATAAGCGATGATGACCGCTTTACATTGTATGAAGTACACGTTGACTTGTTTATAGAAGCATTAGACGACGATGAAGACGAGATCGCTAAACCGTACGTTGTCACCATCGAGCGTGGGAATTATGCAGTACTCTCCATACGCCGTAACTGGGACGAAGACGACGACTTATATATGAAGCGTCAACACTTTGTACACTACACGTACGTCCCGGGCTTTGGTTTCTACGGTATGGGTCTAATCCATATCATTGGTGGCTACGCACGCGCAGGTACGTCTATCATCCGCCAGTTAGTTGACGCAGGTACATTATCTAACCTGCCGGGTGGCTTGAAGGCCCGTGGGCTACGTATAAAAGGTGATGATACGCCGATTGAGCCGGGGGAGTGGAAGGATGTCGATGTACCGTCTGGTGCGATTCGCGACAACATCATGCCGCTACCGTACAAAGAACCAAGCCAAACATTGCTTGCGTTACTGGACAAGATTACGACTGAAGGTCGCCGTCTAGGCGCTATCGCAGATATGGACATCTCAGATATGTCCGCTAATGCCCCAGTTGGCACGACTCTTGCAATCCTAGAGCGTACGCTCAAGCCTATGGCTGCGGTGCAAGCACGTGTGCATTACTCCATGAAGCAAGAGTTTAAGTTACTTAAAGAACTAATGGCTGAGCACGCCCCCGCCTCATATAAGTACCAACCTCATCGTGGGGAAGTTAACGCAAAACGTTCAGACTACGAGATGACTGAGGTTATCCCTGTAAGTGATCCTAACAACACAACCATGGCACAACGTGTTGTCCAGTACCAGACAGTCCTACAGATGTCGTCTCAAGCACCGCAGATATATGACTTACCACAGCTACATCGCCAGATGATTGATGTGCTAGGTGTTAAGAACGCTGAGAAGTTAGTACCTACATCGGAAGATGCAGAGCCTACAGACCCAATCAGTGAAAACATGGGCTTCTTAACTGGAAAGCCTGTTCAAGCGTTTATATACCAAGATCATCAAGCTCACATTGACGCCCACAAGTCGTTTATGGAAGACCCGATGATAGCTCAAATGATTGGCCAAAACCCACAAGCCAAACAGATTATGGGCGCTATCCAAGCCCACATCGCTGAGCATACAGCCTTCTTATATAGACAGCAGATGGAAGAGAAGTTGGGCTTTGGCTTAACGCCGCCTAACAGTGAGCTTCCAGAAGAGGTTGAAGTTAACCTGTCTCGCCTAGTAGCGGACGCAGGTAAGCAGTTAACCGAAGGACACAAGAAACAAGCCGCAGGTAAGAAAGCGCAAGAACAAGCTAAAGACCCTGTGTTCCAGTTACAGCAGCAAGAGCAGCAAACCAAACAGCAAGAAGTGCAGCGTAAGATGCAGAGAGATCAGACAGACGCCCAAGCAGCGCAAGCGGAAGCTCAGCGTAAGGCTATGAAAGATCAGACTGACGCACAACTCGCACAGCAGAAACTAACGTTAGACGCCAAGTTAGCTGAGATGAAGATGCAGATAGAACAAGCTGAGTTGGAGTTAGACGAGCGTAAAGCGGGAGCTAAGATGTCCGCAGACCGTCGCCGCGACACTACCAAGGTAGACCTAGATGTGATGAAAGCTACCAACGAGCGAGCGGACAAACAAGAACAAGCCGCAGATATTAAACGTAGAGAAACTATGGACAGGTTCTTTAACAAACCAAAAGGTAACAAGTAATGGCTAAAACAGTATTTGACGTACTGCGCGACAAAATCTTAGAGGATAAAACCTCTCTGCAAGAATTTCTCTGTGGAGGCGGGGCTAAAGACTTCGCTGAATACAGGGAACTAACAGGTAAAACCCGAGGATACGATGCCTGTCTAAACCATATCGAAGACCTCGCTAAAAACTATTTGGAAGAAGATGATGACTGATTCAATCCTCGCTGTGCCTCCGCACATACGGAAAGAACAGGAAGAAGCGCTTTTCGAGGCGCAACTCCCTAAACCTGTAGGCTACCGCGTGCTGGTAGCACTACCTGAAGTAGAAACTGAGTATGAAGGTGGTCTTATCAAGACTGACTCTGTACTTAAACGTGAGTACATCATGTCTATTATGGGCATTGTGATAGATATGGGCGAACAAGCCTATACCGACAAAGACCGATTTGGTGGTGAACCATGGTGCAAAGTCGGGGACTACGTAATGTTTCGTATGAACACTGGAACGCGCTTTACTGTATCTGGTAAAGAGTACCGTTTAATGAACGATGATTCCATTGAGGCCGTTATTGGCGACCCTCGTGGCATCACGCACGCGTAAGGAGAACATCATGCCATTTGAAGAAGTTAAGTACGAATTCCCCCACGAAGGTGAGGATAAAGAAATAGAAATCGAAGACTCGGGTTCCGTAGAAATTGACCTTAGTGGTAAGAAAACCGAGGACGACTATAAAAAGGAGCAAGAGCCAGAAGTCAAAGTCGAAGTCGAAGATGATGACGACGAAATTGAAGTAGAGGAAGTCGAAGACGACCCTATTGAAGTATCAAGCGACGATGACATTACGGAAGAAGAACTTGAAAGCTATGGCAACAAAGTACAAAAACGGATTAATAAAATCCAGAAAAAAGTACACGCTGAACGCCGGGCTAAAGAAACGTCCGAGCGTGAGCGAAAGGAATTACAAGCCGTAGCACAACGTATGGCCGCTGAAAACCAAACCCTGCGAGAGGACAACGACAAAAAACAAGGAGCTTTACTAGAGCAGGCTAAGCGGAACACAGCCATTGAGGTGTTACAAGCTAAAAGGATGTATAAAGACGCGTATGAGTCGGGAGACTCAGAAAAAGTCATGGAAGCGCAGGAAAAGTTAACATCTGCAAAGATAAAGGCCGATAAAGTAAAAAACTTTAAGCCTGAGCCTTTACAATCCCCAGAAGCTAGTGTAAATTCTGTAGACAATAGTCCCGCAACCGTGGTTGACGAACGTGCAGCGAAGTGGCAGGAAGCCAACGCTTGGTTCGGTAACGACGACGAAATGACCAGCTATGCACTCGGGCTGCATACTAAATTAGTCAAAGAGGGTCTCGACCCTACCAGCGACAAGTACTACGAGAGAATAAACTCTCGCGTCAGGCAACTCTTCCCCGATAACTTCGAGGATGCTAAGAAATCCAAAAAACGAGCCAATGTAGTTGCGTCCGCATCGCGGAGTACTGCGCCTAAAAAGGTGCGGTTAAATGCAACACAAATAAAACTCGCAGGCCGCTTAGGTCTATCCCTAGAGCAATA